AACGGGTCGGCCGCTCGGGGCGGTGTCTGATGCCCTCAGCAAGGCCTATGCGGGAAATGCAACGGCGCTAGGCAAGCTAGACCCTCACGTAAAGGCGATGATTAAGAATGGCGCGAGCGCGGATGAAGTAATCGCCGCTATGGCCGGTCGCTTCAAGGGGGACGCGGCGGCTAGTGCCGACACTGCCGCGGGCAAGATGAAGGGTCTGGGCATTGCCGTTGATGAGACTAAGGAAGCCATAGGCGGGGCTCTCATGCCCATTGTTGAGGCCGTGCTACCTGTGCTGCAGAAACTGGGCAAGTGGGCGCAGGAACACAGCACCGTGTTCGTCATTCTCGCCGGCGCTATTGCAGTAGTCGCAGCCGCCATTATCGGCACGAATATCGCGCTGGCAATCCTCGCCCTTAATCCGGTGGTCCTTACGATCATGGCCATAGTGCTAGCCGTTGGCCTGCTAGCCGTCGGCTTTAAGATGCTTTGGGACAGGTCGGAAACCTTTCGGGATATCGTGACCGGCGCGTGGGAGAAAGTGCAGGATGTTATTGGTGTGGTGGTGGATTTCTTGAAAGGCCCAGTCATGGCCGCGTGGGACATCATCAAGGGCGCGTTTAACATGATTAAGGGAATCATCACCGGCGATTTCTCAGCCGCCTGGGACGGGCTAAAGACCATGATTGGCGGAGTGGTCGAGTGGGTAAAGACGACCATGCTGGAGCTACCCGGCAAGATTCTTAGCGCCGCGATCAGCCTAGGCACGGCAATCGTAAATGGCATTGTCTCAGGGCTTGCCACCCTGGGCGAAATGGCGTGGGATGGGATCAAGGGACTGGCCGCCTACCTTGTGACAAAGGTTCCCGAATGGCTTGCCGACCTCGCAAGGCTTGGGGGACAGGTAATCACCTTTATCGTGTCCGGCGTTGGCAGCCTTGGCGCAGCCGTGTGGGAAAAGATTCAAGGGTTCCCCGGCGCGTTGTGGGAATCATTTCTGACAGTGGCCGACACCATTAAAGAGTGGGGCGGCAAGATCATTGGGTGGATCGTGTCCACTGCCGGAACGCTTGCCGCCGATTTCTGGGAAAAGGTTCAGAATTTCCCGTCCGTAGTGTGGGACAAACTTGTCGGGCTTAAGGATAAGTTTGAGGAGTGGGGCAAAAATATGGTCAGGTGGATCGTGTCGGGCATTGGCAGTCTCGGCAACGCGATTGGCGAAGCGCTCTTTGGTGGGATTGACAGTGGCGGTGGTGGCGGTGGGAAACTCGGGCCCGGGGGCAGGGATGGGAACCCTGCCACGCCATTTCCTATGGCTACGGGAGGAATCGTCACGCGCCCCACGCTTGCCCTTATCGGGGAGGCAGGACCTGAGGCAGTCATCCCCCTGAACCGCGCAGGCGCGAGCGGCCTAGGTGGCGGCGTCACCATCAACGTGCAGGCGGGCCTAGTCTCTACGCCCGACCAGATAGGCCAGCAGATCATTGAGGCCATACAGAACGCGCAGCGGCGCAGCGGCCCGGTGTTCGCCGCCGCATGAGTGCCCCGACCCTTCAAGTACTGGTGGGATTTCAGACCACGGTCAATTTCGGGACGCCGTTTCAGCTAGATAACGCCACCTATGGCCTGCTGGACACGGGCACGCTGGGCGGTTACCAGATGGTTGACCTCACGAGCATGGTGCAGTCAGTCAGCATCACCAGGGGACGCAACCGTGAGATGGAACAATTTAACGGCGGCACGGCGCAGATGCAGATTTATGATCCCACGCGTATTCTCGACCCGCTTAACACTTCCAGCATTTACTACCCCTACGTCGCCCCACGGCAGCCGGTGCAGATTCTGGCCGGTGGCGTCGTTATCTACACCGGGTTCGTGACTGACTGGGATCTTAACTACGGCTACACCACGAGCGCGAACGTGACGACAGTGGCCTGCTCGGATGCCTTCACGGTGCTGGCAAACCAGAACATGAATGCCGTGGTGCCCTCAGCAGAATCCAGCAGCGCGCGCGTGGCCTACGTCCTCACCCGGCCTGAGGTGGTGTACCAGGGGCCGTACAGCGTGGGAACGGGTTCCTCCACACTCGGCGCATTCGCCATTACGGCCGGCACGAACGTCCTCACCTACCTGCAGAACGTGGCGACGTCTGAGCAGGGCTACTTATTCATTAGCGCTAATGGCACCCTCACCTTTACCGGGCGCGCGGCAGTGCTAAACCCGGTTTCGTCCATTGCCTTCGTGGACACCGGAAGCGGTGGCATCCCGTACATGAGCCTCATGAATCAGTACGGGGATGAGCTGCTTTATAACTACGTCCAAACACAAAGCCCGGCCGACCCCGCAAACCCGTCGACTACCTCAGACGCAACCAGCATTGCGCTTTACCAGGCGCAGCAGTACACAAAGCTGGACCTACTTAATAGCACCGTGTCGGAAGTAGCCGCACTCGGTAACTACCTGCTTGGCAAGTATAAGAATCCGGTTCTAAGGTTTACGGGCGTCACCGTGCAGCTGGCCGCACTCTCAACCGCCGACCAGATTACGGCCCTCTCCACCGACCTCACGCGCATAGCGTCAGTGCAGAAGTCGTACAGCGTCGGCACCCCGGCAAGCGTTACTCAGACGCTTATTGTGAGCGGCATTAAACATGCCATTACGCCGGGTAGTCACGTTGTCGAATACACTTTCGAAAGCACAACGCAAGGCGCATTCTTTACTCTTGATGACGCCATATTTGGCATCCTTGATACAAACCTGCTGGCATTTTAGAAAGGCTTAGAAATGGCATGGACCGCACCTAGTACGTTTGTTGCCGGAGCAATCCTCACGGCGGCGCAGCTAAATACCAACGTGCGGGACAACTCGCTGGCAGGCGGGCCTATCTACGCCACGACCGTTGCCCGTGACGCCGCGATCACGGCTCCGTTCGTGGGCCAGCGGGCGTTTATCAGCGGCACCCTTATTAACACTGTGTATAACGGCACGGCATGGGTGGACGCGGGGACCATCGGCGCATGGACCGCATGGACGCCGACGTTTACCGGCGCAACACTCGTTACGACTACGTTCGCGCGATACATGCAAAACGGAAAAAGCGTCACATGGCAGGCCACGTTCACTTCCGGGGCATCCGTTAGCTCGGGGCAATACGCTATAACGTTGCCCGTTGCAGCGCGTACGACCGGGTTTCAGGCGGCAGGCGGCGGGTGGTTTTACACCGGCGGAGCGTGGGGAGCTGTTGGCGTTGACGTTACCAGCACGCCGTCTATGCGATTTATTACCGTAGGTGGCCCGATGTCTAATACCGTGAATCCTTTCACCAGCAGCGGTCAGATCATCGCCGTTGGCGGCACCTATGAGGCGGCATGACCTCGGATGAGGCCGCTCAGATTACGGCGCACCTTAATCGCATCGAAACCATGGTTCGTGAGACGAACGGCCGCGTTCGGGAGATTGAGCTATGGCGCGCGCGCCTTAACGGCGTGGCCGCCACCTCGCGTATCCTGTGGATGGTCGCCGGTGGCACCATCACCGCTATCATCATTGCAATGGTCACAAGGGGGACACCATGAGTCTGAGCAACGGGCAGGAAGTCATCCGAAAGGCCCAGGGCTATCTAGGCGCGCACGAAGGCGCACCGAATAAGTCCGGCGCACCCATCGTCAATGAGTGCCAGGCGCTTTATGGTTGGCCGGACGGCGGCTACGCATGGTGTGCAATGTTTGTCGGCTACGTCAGTGCCAACAGCGGTGCTGATTCAAAGTACAAGGCAGCTGCTAAGTCCATCATTAGCCCCTCCACACAGGCGACCTACGACGCCGCGCGCGCGAAGGGGTACGTTCACCCCGGCAACGGTCAGGCGGTCCCTGGCGACCTATTCATCATCCCCGGCAAGCACGTTGGCATTGTCACCGCAAACCGTGACGCAAAGACGTTCTATACAGTCGAGGGCAACTGTCAGGACAGCGTGACGAGCGTTATCCGGGCATGGTCTGACGGGTGGCAACGCATCAGCCTGCCGAACGTCGGCACCCCCGCGCCGGCCGCCACGGTCGACGGCTACGGGTTTGACGATACGCGCGTGAAGCTTTACGGCGGATGGCCAACCCCGGAAGCGCGAGATGGGCAGATGCGCGCATTCGCAGCTGCAAACCCCGACCAGTGGACACAGGCCGTAAAGGTGGCAAAGGATAGCCCCTACGCATTCCGCGCCGGGCCCCCTGGCACCTATTCCCACTACTCATTCGGCCCATGGCTGCATGAGACAGGCAAGGCCACGCGCGATGCTGAGCAGGCCGCCTACGAAAAGACGAATAAGATTACCGCTCGGCCATGGAAAAAGACGTATAAGGAAAGCTGAGAAATGGCTACCGACACACTTCCGCCCAGTACCGACGTAATCGAGCCGCCGCCCAGTGAGCCGACCGACTACGTGCAGGAGAAGGCGGCATGATCCCGAAGGTAGGGCCTAGCACCATTGCAGGGCTTACCGCTGCAGCAGTCGTCATGGCGGCGTTCTGCACCACTTGGGCGAATGGCAATCCTTCCGCCCTACTCGCTGCAATCTCGGCAGGCATGACCGCGCTAGTAGCGGTGCTGAGGTCGTGGCAGGCCGTGTCCCCTAGTAAGGACTAACCAGATGCGTAGGACCATCGGAGCCGCGCTCGCCGTGGCAATCATTGCAGTACCAGCAGCAGCAGCACCAACTCCCCCGCTCCCCGCGAATCATGACCTGTGGTTACGCGTAGGCAGATGCGAACAGCCCGGCAAGGGCTACCAGGGCATTAACTGGCAGCACCACGGCCCCCGCTACGAAGGCGGTCTGGGGTTCTATTCCGGATCGTGGGATGCCTACAAACCCCGGGGCTACCCAGACAATGCCGGCGACGCCACATGGCGTCAACAGATGGTCACCGCAAACCGCCTATGGGCCCGCGCGGGGTGGGGATGGGGATGCGATAAGCGCTAGCGCGTGTTTCGCATAGTGGGACGCGCTTAGGCATTTCTAGACTTGTCACAAAGCGCGGGAGTAGCGTTTAGACAGGTGGCCGGGTGTTGAGCTCAAGTACCAGCACCCGGCCCACCACTATCAAGGGGAAAACATGAAATGTCCGCATTGTGGCCACGGCCACAACCTGCACGCCGGTTCAGGGGCCACCACTATTGCCCCGGGAACCTGCCGACAGAGGAACGACGGCGCACCGGAGTGTGAGTGCCCAGGGTGGATCCCGGAGGTACAAACGCCTAGGCGCATTGTGAATCTCCGCCAGTACCGCACTCCGCGCCCGACCGGGCCGGAGTGGATTAGCCCGCTCGATGAGCGCGGGGACTACAGCGGATGGGACGACGCCGCATGAGGGCGCTGAACCGTCTGGCATTCGAGATTAGTGGGGTCATCATTGTGGCCGCCATTACTTACACGCTGGTCACGCCATTGTGCGCGTGGCTTGCCGGAATCTAAGGGGAATGAAGTGAACTTGACCAAAGACCTTAACGGGTTGCTGAACATGGCGCATGAACTTGCGCGCGGGCTTGAACTGTATTCCGAAGCCCTAGACGAGCAGGCCGAGCAGTCGGAAACATCGTTGGCATTGCAGGGGCCACTCTTTAGCCAGGTGGAACCGTGGATTCGCGAAGTCCAGCAAGAGATGATTGAACGCATCCCGGCTAATACTCGGATGGGTAAGCCGCGCGCGCACTCATTCACCGAGGATGGTTGGTACTGCTGCCCGTGGACTAACAGCCTCATGGCGTCGTGGAAGTCGGTAGTGAGGAACGGAAAGACGCTGGACCAGCTTTGGCCGTTGCGCGAATCTAGAAATGCGCATCCCGCAATCGAATGGTTTAAGGGTCCTGACGCAAACAAGACCCACGGCCACGCCCATGGCGCGCAGTGGGTCCGAATCAACACGAACTGGGTGGCGTAATGGATACGCACGGAGATGACCGCGAAGCGCTGCGGCAACTGCTCGCCGAATGGGCCTCACCGCCCGCCGATATGATCGACGTAATTCCGAAGGGTGGTGTGGAGCTGAAGTACCTAGGCCACGCCGCCACCACCAGGGCGCTTCTCGAGTGCGACCCGACATGGTGGTGGGAGCCTATGGCGTTCGACGCCGACGGCCTGCCACGCCTAGTCAGTGACGAGCAGGGGCGCACGGTCGGCCTTTGGATCTACCTGCATGTTTGTGGCGTCCGTAGGCCCGGTTACGGC